GTCCCAATTTTTAATAACACCATATGCAGTATATGATGTAGTAGAAGCACCTTGATAGATTCTCTCACCAATAGAGAATGTAGCGGGTTTCATATATGCAATTATATTATCACCTAAATCTGTAGTTTGTAACTGGAATACACTTTGTCCAGTTAAAGGATCTCCTAGTGGAGGTCCTGTCATTGCTATAGTGGTTTCTGTATTTGCATCAGCAAGACTTGCTGCTAATTTAATCTGATTATTTGCCAATCCATTTGCAGTAGTAGCAGCAACAGCGTAGTAAGTTGTACCTTCAACAAATGGAGGAGGTAATATTCCAGTTACTTGAACTAGATTGACTTTAGTTCCAGTCGGTATCTTTGCATTATATGGGAAGTTAAGTGTGCTATTAGAGTTAAGAGCAACAAAACTATGAGCTACTCTTGCTTTTACTGTAGGTGCAGATGTAAATCCTCTGCCAGGATTATTAACAATAACAGACTGTATAACTTCATTAAGAATGAGTGGTTCTAATTCAAATAAAGAACCTTGACCACCTTCAAGAATAATTTCTGGATCTGATACAAAATTAGCACCACCATTAATCACATCAAAGTAATCTATGATTTGTGTTCTAATAAGTTGTAAATTATATGTCGTGTTTAGATTTGGTTTTAATGTTCTATCATGACTGTAGTTGTATGTAATATTATCACCACTAATTTTAAGTATCTGTCCCAAGTCAGATGATTTGAGTAGTATAGATGCACCAGACCCTATTTTTTGCTCGATATTGATAATTGGTGCACTTTGGAATTGTTCTCCTGCTGCACCTACTTGTATATTTTCTACACCTTGGTTTACAATAATAGCATTTAACTCAGCATTAATACCATTACCACCTTGTGCGGTAATAGTTGGTGCAGATAGATAACCAGATCCACCGTTTGTTACTGTAACATTATCAATAGATGCATTTAATAGAGTCGCAGTTGAAACAACATCTGGGAACGTCATAGTTGCCAAATCTAAAACTACATCATGTGTTCCATCAGTTCCACCCAAGTCTGCTCCTGATATTGTAATATCATCTCCAATGTTGTATGCAGTTCCACCGTTAGTAACTGTTACAGTTGTAATCGTTCCATTGCTATCAGTGTTTATTGTAAATTCAGCACCAGTTGCACTTGTTCCTGCTATTGATTTTTGAGTAATACCTGTGAAAGATTGATTAGCAGTATATGCTGTCGCAGTTTGAGACTGTATTGAGACAGTTGCGATTATGCCGAAGTAAGGATCATCAAATACAACGTTAGGTGCTGATCTATAGTTTGTTCCTTCAGTATTGACATTTACATCTGTTACTTTACCAAGACCAGATATTACAGGTGTTACTACTGCTTGTGTTCCTGATAAAGTATTGATAACTGCAACTGTACTACCACCTGTATAAATTCTAGACCTAATAAGAAACTCTTGTGTGCCAGTTCCAGAATTGGTCACAGTAATTGCTGTTCCTGCTTCTGCAAGTTGTGGTGTCTCTGCTAACTTGACACGATTAGAGTCACCTATGTCTATGATGTAGTATGTTTGTCCTACAGTTAAATTACTGACTGGATCTGTCTGAGCTGAGACATACTTAACTGGATCTCCAGTTTTTGCATTATGTGATGCAAACTCAAACTCATCAGCGTATCCTACTGCATCAATTTGTGATGGGTTGATGCTGTATGATGTGCCTGAGTCAAACATGATATAACCTTTCTGCCCTGCACCTACTCTTGTATTTTGTAGTGGTTGAATTCTTAATACTGATGTAATTGGATTCCAAGAAATAACTTTACCTCTAGCAGTGCTATTGTCTATCTTTTCTTTACTAATAACAATCTCGTCTGGTAAGAAGTTACCTAATACACTTTCCAATGTTATATCAATAAAATCTGGTAATGTTACAACACAAGTAGGAGGGATACCTTGATTATATCCAGATCCTTGATTTGTTATAGCAACATCTGACAATCCACCAGATATTGTTGCAATAGCAGTCGCACCAGAACCAGAACGACTAGAACCACTTAATTTTGGTAATGATTGATAATTTCTACCTTGATCACCAATTGTTATTGTTGCAATACCTCCAGCTGGATATATTGAGTTTGTAGAATATGTTACACCCGCAGCATAACCAGACTCAGGAGCAACTGCTAGTAAGTAAGTAAAACCAGTATCTGTCTTAGTTGTTACTGTATGTGTTCCTAATATTGGATCGTTGATAACATTGAAAAATCTACTATTTGAAATATCACTCTTTACACTAATCGCATTTCCCATTGCTAGATGGTTTTGGCAAACATAGTATAATGTGTCTGGGGAGTTTGCTGAAGGAGTTATTTCTACACTACGACTTAATGTGCTTGCTAAACTAAACTGAGAATTGTAATCTGACCAAGATACTGCAACATCATTAATCTTATACACGACTCCAGTTTCGTATCTAAGTGTACCACCATATGCGTCCTCACTTTCTGAGAAGTAAATTGCATGAGTGTTATTGGATGCAGCGGTTTGATCAAATGTATACGTCAATCCACGAGACATTGTAAGTATAGGAGACTCAGTAACAGATCCATACTTATCACCAGAAATATAATATCCATTATTAGATCCATAACCGAAATATGGATGAGATGTAGTTTTTGCTTGAACAATAACTGTATATGTTCGCGGTGATACAATTTCATTTGTTATATCATGATAGTAGAATATGCCAGGCAAATCTAGCATCTTAAGAGTTATTGAATCTTGTTCATTTGTTATTGAATCTCTAACTTCATCAATAACATTTTTGTAAGTTAATACATCTGTATTACTTGGATCTAATGTAAATGATAAAACTTTATTAACATTACTTGAATGCGATGTATCAAAAATATATGAATGTCCATCTATAAGGTCTAAGTTTGGTTCATTAATATTAACCTCTGCTGCACCTCCACTATTACCTGTTGTAACATTTGCTGCAGCAATTGTAGCAAAGTCTCTTTTGACAGTGAATCTATTGAGAGTATCTACTCTAACAACAACATAATTTGCTTTATTATAACCCACAGGACTGACTCCTGAGATATTGACAAGATCACCTACATCAAGTTGATGTGCCAAATTTGTTCTACATTGAACTTCTCTCTGCACTTTAGTTAAGGTGATTTGGAATCCACTACCACCACCACTGTTACCAATGTTAACATTGTCTATTTCTAAAGTATCTCCAATATCGTAACCGTATCCAAAACTTGTGATAGTGACAGTTGCTACAGAACCACCAGATACTATAACAGTTGCCTTTGCTCCTATTCCGTCACTAGAAATATTTTTAAGTGGAACATTTTCATATGTGCCATTTGAATAACCAGATCCTGCTGAGTTTACAGTCCATCCATCTTGGAAGAAATTACCATCCGTGCGTATTCTAAGATATTTCCATGATACGCCACCATCAGATGCTATCCCTGATGTATGTGTAGGACCTGTTCCTGCACCAGATGTTCCTGCGGGATGCTGAGCTTCATACACTCTATTCGCAACATATACTAAATCACCAGTATTATATGCTGTTCCTGTTACCCAAGCATCAGTGATGCTCATGGCACTAAGATCAAAATAATTAAAGTGATAGTTACCATTGATAACTTTACTCTTTAATGTTCTAGTGTATGAGTTGTCAGTTGCGGAAACTGTAACACTATCTCCTACTTGTAGGAAGTGTGAGCTGTCACATGTAATATCTCCGTAGTATAAATCAATTCCTGCTGCTGAAGTAGATGTATAAACATTAGAGAGACTAGATACCGCTACACCTTGAACTTGTGAGACAGTAGCACTTACGCCCTCTCCTCCAGTTCCTGTATTGTCAAATTCTAATCTATCATTTACCTTATAATCTTTACCACCACCTTCTACAAGATACTGGTCAACACCCGCTGAGGAATATTTGTTAGTTGCGGAAACAACTAAAGAATCCGCAGTTCCACCTCTTACAAACGGATAGTAACTATAGTATCCAATACCATCTTCTAAGTATACAAGATTTTCTCCAGTCTCCATTATGATAAGAGTTGTGCTGTCCTCTAATGCAAGGAAGAAGTCAATCTTATTGTCTAGTGGTTTTCTCTTCGCAACAATATTATCAACACCTATAAATGGAGCTCTGTAACGTGTTGCGTCTTCTGTAAAGTTTTTCTGTAATCCATTACCATTCCAGTTTACCGCATCCGCTTCACCATAAAACTCAGGTCCTACAAAATATGGAAATGCGGGATGACCATCAGTACCTGTAATTGTTGTAAAGTAAGCGTATATTCCTTCTGGGTATTCTGGAGTAACGCAGAATCTGCCATTGTAACGGTCTAAATCACCTAAACCTTCCACATACTCATAATCTTCAATATAAGTCCCTAGAGGGTCTGTGAGACCGCTTAGAATGGACGCTCTAGCTGTGATTACTCTGTAACTACTACGAATACGTTTGTATGCATTAAATGGTGTTTTGTTTTCTGGATCCTCATATCCGTAAGGTCCGTAAATGGGGTGTCCGTCATATGCCCAACCAATAATAGGAGAGTGTATTGTAGGAGGTAACTCTTGCAATTCACCATTGACATCAAGACCAATACTATCCTTAAGTAAGAATCTAATTTGTTTAGGGTTATAGAGATAACCATACTCCCCGCCATATATCAAATAGTTCTCACCTTGAACACATGCTCCACCGTAAGGATCTGTAGTTTTGGGTGATACAAATGTATTACTACCCAATTCTTCTCCAGTTGCTGCTTCATTTACAGATAGTTCCGTAAGTCTAGTCTGGAACTGTGCACCTGAGCCAGGATATACGATGTCAACTCTTGTAGCACCCGCAGTATATCCAATACCCTTACCTGATACAGTAATACCAGTAACAATATTAGTGTTTAAGTCAACTGTAGCAAACGCAGTTGCACCAACTCCGTCTCCTGTAATGATAACGTCAGGAGGACCGAAGTATCCACTACCACCAAACGTAACAATTATACTCTCTATCTTTCCGTTAATGATTGATGGATACGCAACAGCACCACTACCACTGATTAGATTGATAGTTGGTTCGTAAGTATACTGCGATCCTGCGTTAGTTATGTTGATTGCGTCAATAGGTCCTCGACAGATTGCGGATGCAACCGCACCAGATCCACCACCACCTGATATTGTTACAGTAGGAACACTTGTATATCCGCTTCCTCCACTAACAATATTAATACCAGTTACGGAACCATCCGTAATTTGTGCGGTAGCAAACGCTTGCTGTCCGCTTATCGCTCCACCACCTACAATTGATACAATAGGTTCTGTAGTATATCCGCTTCCTCCGCTAGTAACGTTAATAGAACTTACGGAACCTGTGATAGTAACATCTGCAGATGCGGTGCTTCCTTCATACAACCACTCAATTTCTCCAACTGCTGCTATACCTACAGTATGAACTGGGTATTGAGTTGCGGAAGATCTACCACCATTGATTGCTTGATATCTGTTTCCGTTATATTTGACTCTGGTTAGACCTGTGTATGATGTATCTAATTGGTATGTTGGTTCAAACTCTACAGTTGGTGGGTTTGTAATATCATAACCAGTTCCACCATTGATTCTTTCAATAGATTTTATACCACCATATTTTTTCGTAGTTTTAGACTTATATGAGAATAGTGGGACACCATTCGCACCAATAGCAATTTGACCTACAGGAGTTTCAGTTTTCTGTGATTTTACACTTGGTAAAAGTGGAATACGTTTTAAATATCTTTGGTTGCCAGGATCTAAGTCTCCAGAACCAAAAGGTCCTATCTTATGTGTTGGTATACCTGTACTAGCGACTATTGCATTATCAGATGACTTGTATGAGTTTTGAACGTCTCCTGTAGTGCCAGATACCGCTATGTTGATAGAACCATCATCAGACTTACCAAAAGCAAATTCCCTAGCAATATAAAACTCATATCCAGAAATACCAAATGCAGGAGATGATGAAAATATAAACTCAAAAGTAAACTCGTCAACAATACCAACTACAATGTGATTATTGTTGTAAATGTCTTCTGGAGCATTTAATATTCTAATAATGTCATCTCTGACCAATCTATGCTTTTCTTTTGTCACTACCGTGCATCTTACCGATCCATCGGTTTCTACCTGTCCTAGGGTCGCTGAGTCGCCTCTGAGAGCACGTCTGACATTGTATATAAACGAATCCCATATAGGATCAAGATTATCAAAACCTGGTGCAGCGGGAGTAGTGACTTTTGAGTCTGGTAGGTAGTATCTTCCACCTTTATTAAGAGTAACACCTCTAGTTCCACCAAATACCTTTAATTGTATCTCAGAACCATCTATATTTGAATATCCATATATTTTAAACGCAGCAAACACTTCTTGCCCTGCATCGTGTGCTACATTAGTTGTATTATCTCTTGCACGACTACATCCAAGGAATTGTGTAACTGTTTTGTCGGTATAATTGATTATTTCATCTTCTATCCTAAATTTACCATTTAATTCAGGCCAACCAAGTGTAGAATCAACTGTTACAGTTGTATCTGTTAAATTAGCACCTAAATCTTGTGCTAGGACTGTTTTATACGGAGTTACAAACGTTCCAAGAGAATTATTGGTATCTACGTCAATTTCAAAGATTGCTCCGCTTGGTGTGAAGACTTCTACGACTCCTTTTACATAAATTCTCGCAAAATCAACATTTGGGTCGTTAGGATCGTTATCTTGGTATAAAACTTGCCCAACAAGATCAATTGGGTTTCCAGAAACAGAAACTGCACGGATAATTTCTCTAGAAGTGTAAAATGCGTCACTAGGTTTAAATATTCTTTCTCTAGGATAAGACACTTGAGACTCAACGCCAAAAAGTGTCCTAATAACGAATTGGAATGACCTTCCTGTTCCCTTTGACGCATAAAAGTCTTTTATTCGTTTTATTATGGTGCTTTCTGTAACACCAGTTGCAAAATTCTTTGGATATGTTGCTAAAAACTGTTCTTTGAACTTTCCGAGCATGTAAAGCGGAAAAATATTGTTCAAATTGACAACTTCTGTGCCTATAGCGTGATGAGCAGCAACTGTAGACTCAAATTTATACTCTCCTTCGATTCCAACTGCTTTTACAGCGTTAAATCCTCTTGAACAAGTCTGAAATAGAGTTGCACCCTTACTTTGGTAGTAAACTATCTCATCATTTATCAATAATAGTCCTTCTGACGGAAAATCACGTGTAGATTCAACGTCAATTGTTGTAGCAGAGGTTGTAACTTCAGAAATTAGTGTTGTAGTGGTAACTAATTCGCCATAATTGTCAATATTGTAATAATCTGACCAATTTTGAATTATATCAATGCAATATCCCTTTAATTCTTGTGACTTATAGTATTCCTTGACAAAATCAATGAACGTAGGAAACTGTTCCCTTATAAAACTAGGGAATTGTCCTGCGATATGTGTTGATATTTTGGATCTTGACTCTGGACTGACTTCCGACGGTACAGGTGGTTGTGTAACCGTTGTAGTCGGTGTCGTCCACGATCCAACTCTCCAAGAACTATTGGTCATATTCGATTAATAGCTAGATTCTGGAATTACTCCTGTTCCAGATAAGTTTGAACCACTACTGATAGTATCTTCTACTACAGTAATCACTGAGTTATCTATACCCATAGTAATATACGTTTCTCTCAGAGAAACTAAGTCATTTGACTTTGGAGTAGCTTTAATTTGTAATGTATTATTTGCTACATTGGTGGATTGTATAATCAAGTCATTAATTACAATCTCTCCCATATCATAATCTACAGTTCCCCACAATCCATCAACATATTCAAACTCACCAGTTCCTTTGACGTAATAAAGTCTAAGTGTACCGCTACCATCGTCATTTAGGTAGTAAGTGTTGATATCGTCTCCTACAATTTTGAATCCGCTAGAGATTACAGCAGGAGATGTAGAGGTTTGTTGGTTAATTCTATTACCATAACAGATTTTATAGTTAACACGAGTGTTTAGATCAACTGTTATGTTCTTTCTCATCGCAATACGGGTGATGTTAGAGGTAATTGACCTCTCTGCATCATCAATAATGTTCTGAATCTTAGAATATTTGAATTTTCCACCAAATTTATTGAACTCACCGCTAGAATTTAATACTGTTAGCGTAGTAATGATCAAATTCTTAAGTTCTGCAGGAGTTTTACGTGTAATATTAGGATTGTAATAAACAAAACTCGTCAAATCTACGTATAAAATGGATGGATCAATGATTGTTGGTTGAATTGCAGCAACAGAATACTCTCTAAGTTTCTTTAAAACAGAATTTTTTTCAGAAAGTGATAATTTATCAGCATTTCTTGGTTTGATTGCCAAAAATACCTTACCAAATTCGGGAGGTTCCGCTTCTTCTCCACCATAACATGCAATAGATGCTACGTTTGGATAGATTTGAGGCACAATTGCTTCATAATCCCGTGTAGAAACTGCTCTTCCGAACGCAGAATAGAATTTTGGTGCGGAAAATTTGATTGCTTCCGTAGTTTCTGGTTCTGAACCACCATCAGGGAATGAAGTTGCACTGATTGAAATACCAGAAGTGATCTGATTATTCAAATTATCTCTAAAAGTTCCAATATTTTCAAAAACTTTTAGTCCATTTGCACCTCTTCCTGCAGAAGTTGTATATTTTACAGTAATAACATCTCCGTTTGATAATGATTTTCCTACAACACCATCACCAAATAGTATTTCTGGTATCTGATACTCACTTTCCTCTAAGAAAAACACCTTAGAATCACCATCTATCTTTGTAATGTCTGTTGCTTGCAAGTATTTTTCTGTAACTGTACCAGAAGTTACCTGTACAATCATAGAAGTTGTATCAACTCTTTCGTTTGTAAGTATAAATCTCTGTCTTTCTGCTGTATTTTTTACAAAAGTATCTGTTAGATATAGTCCTTCATACAAAACTGTGTCATTAAACGCTGCAATTCCTGTCAAACTGTCCACAGATTGTGTAACATCAGTAGGAATTGAGAAAACAAAGTTGTTATTATCTAATCCTGTGAAGTTTAAAACCAATCCTGCAGCCATTGTGACTGATTTTGGGTAAGGAAATGCGGTTTGAACTGAAATATCTACTGTTGTGCGTGCAGAACGTGCTGATTTTGGTGTGTAACCAATCATTCGAGCAAGTTTTACAACGTTTTCACGCAAAACTGCCGTTTCTAGGAACCCTTCATTAACTGCAAGGTTAGCATTTACCGCTGTATAGTAAGTATTATACGCTAATGCATCAATAAGCACCGTCAAAGACGATCCCTCAAAGTCATAATCACTAAATTGTGACTGTGATCTTAGATATTCTTTGATTTGTGCCTTGATTTGGTTAAATTCAAGGGCATTGACTTGATTAAATGCCATTATGGTTTAAATGCTATACTGATGTCATCAAACTTAGGCGATATTCCTAATATCAAATACTGTATTTCGCAATTCATCTCATTACGATCTTCTTCAAATTGAACTTGAACTGATACAGCGGTAACTCTAGGTTCATGTATCTCAATAGATTGCTCGATTCTATTCTTAACCTCCAATACCATTGTAGGTGTAGAGTTCTCAAACAATAGACCAAGTATATTGCCACCGAAGAACGGATCAAAGGGTTTCTCGTAGAAATTGTAAAGAACAATATTCTTCACAGATTCCTTTATTGCAGCTTCATTCTTAAGTGACAGAATATCGTTCGTCACTACGTTCTTTTCAAATGTAAGGGAGAAGTCTCTAAAAGACTTCGATATCAAAGACATCCCGAATGAAACAATTCTTTATCAATTGTTATTTATACTAGTTT